GTGGACTTAAAGGTTATAGATAGAGAGGCTTGGGGCCTTTATCGGCCATCAGATGATTCAGAAGTTTTAATAGCAGTAGTGGCAAAGGGCGGTAATTTTAGGGAAACCTTTAGGATGATTGCACTAGTCGTGGCCGTTGCTGCTTTGGCATACGCCTCTCCTGCACTTGGAATTTCCAGCCCATTTTGGTCTACGCTTTTTGTGGCATCGGGTACAGTTGCGGCCTCTTGGGCGTTATCCAAACTTCTGCCAGCAATTATACCACAACAAAGTTTTAGTGGGTTGAACACTAGTGAAGATTCTCAGATGTATGCAATCTCTAATCAAGGGAATAATGTTAAAAAGTATGGAATGGTTCCACAAGTTTATGGGGAACATCGAATATTCCCGAACGTAGTAGCAGCACCCTATACTGCATTAGCTTCAGATAAAGACGGCAATGCGGTACAATATTTTTATTGTATATATGATTTTGGTTTAGGCCCCTTAAGTGTTAAAGAGTTAAAAATTGGGGATACACCTTTTAAAGATTATGCTGAGCTTGAGTATAATCTAGTGGACCTGAATAGACCTGTGACATCCGAAGGCATTTGGGATGACCCCCTGTTATCCGATTTTAAACTATACAGGGGAGAGTATGAGTCAGAGGCATTGGCAATTACACTTGACGGCAATGCTGATGTGGGTGGGCCTTCGAGTAGTTATCAAGTAACTAGAACAGTACCTGGTACACCTAATGGGGATGATTTAGAAATAATTGTTCAATGGATTTTCCCACAAGGCCTTTATGGGCTACAGTCAGATGGTACAAAAGTTTATAGGAACGTGGGGCTATTGATTGAGTTTGCTGAAGTTGGCACAGAGGAGTGGAGCGGATTCAATAGTTATGCTCAGGTATCTAATGCTAGATCAGTTGGAGGAAGTTTCGCGTATAGCGACACTGTAGAAGGTGTATTTAGCACCCATAGCGAGTACATTAGAGGGACTGGCAGCGGCTCACACATTACGCCTGTCTATATGTCAGTTTTAAGCTATGAGACAAAACCTTATAGTTATGCTCGAGGGAGAATAGATATTGTCTACACGATGATACCTGACATTGGCACTGTTAGACTTTACAAAATGGGCTATGCCGCAGGGGCAACTAAGGTATACAGCTTACAGCAAGTTGAGAGTGGGCGAATAAGTCTTTTGGATGGAGAAAATTTTGCTTCGATACTTAGTTCAGTATATATTGGAGACTACTATGATGGTGAAGAATACCTTCCAATTTATGAGCATACACTAAGCTCACCGCTACCAAGGGATGTAGTCTTAAGGGAAGTTTTAGAAGTCTATAGGGATGTTGGTGGGGTTAAGGCCTATGAGTATGTTCTTGCCTCTTATGAGCCTATCAGGTATGGGACTAATGGGGATGGTAGGGTGTTAATGACGGCCAAAGTTCAAAAGCCGGTGTATGGGTATGTTTCTTTTACTCCTAAAGTATCAGGAGACTACAAGGTAAGAATAACCAGAACAAATAGCTACGGTGATGCCACTTATCAGAATTTTGATACAATGACAATTACTGAGTTGGCAGCAAGAATAAACAGGGCACCAATACTTACGGATAAGCGACATGTATTTCTAGAGTTAAAAGTAAAAGCAACAAATCAGATCAATGGAGCAATACAAAATTTATCTGGAGTCTGTACTTCGGTACTCGACACATACGACATTAATACTCAAACTTGGACTAAACAATTAACAAAAAATCCTGCGTGGATTTATGTGGACTTGCTAATAGGCCAGATAAATAAACGACCGCTAGCTAAAACTCAACTTGACGTAACGTCAATTGCAGATTGGGCCGATTTTTGTGATGAAGTCCCAACGTCACCCACCGGAATTACTTATACACTTCCGAGGTACGAATGTAATTTCATACTAGACTTTAATACCACACTTCAGGACATAATTAACAAGGTAACAAATTCGTGCCAAGCAGGATTACTACTTGTGGATGGAAAGTATGGAGTGTTGATTGATAAAAGAAAAACAATTCCTGTTCAGATGTTTACACCTAGAAATAGTTATGGCTTTAGCTCATCTAGATCATTTGAGGATATACCTGATGGGCTTAAGGTAAAATATATTGACCATGCTAATTGGGAAGTAGTGGAGAAAATAGTTTACACCGATGGGTTTGATGAACTCACGGCTGAGGATTTTGATGATGTAGAAACTTTTGGATGCACTAATGAGGAACAGGCTTGGAGATATGGCCGTTACCTACTAGCACAACACACCCTCAGAAAAGAGACAATAAATATAACCGTAGATTTTGAAAATTTAGTGTGCACTAGGGGCGATTATGTACTTGTTACTCAGGATGTAATGAGAGTTGGTGGAGTTCCTGCTAGAGTTATGGCGGTGGTTGGTGATGTAATTACAACAGATGACGGAATAGATTACGACAGTCTATTGAGTTATGGATACACTTTTAGGTCTATAGCAGGGATAAAGACATCCACTTTAACAGTTAACTCTGCAACAGAGTTTAAATTAGATGGTGATATTCCTTCAGTCGGGGATTTAATAGTAATAGGCGAAGTTAGCAAGATAACCTATGACTGTATAGTCAAGTCTATCGAGGCCTTAGATGAACTTTCAGCTAATTTAGTATTAGTGGAAAGAGCAGACGCAATTAATGATGCGGAGTCTACCGATACCTTTCCCCCCTATGACCCTCAAATAAATGCTGATAATCAGTCATTGAGTTCAATACCACCGGAGGTAGAAAACTTAGCGGTAACTGAGAATACTTGGAGATGTAATGGTTCAGGCTATGAGTATTATATAACGGTTGATTGGGATATACCCTTTGGCGCAATTTATGAAACTTTTGAAGTATATGTTGATCGGGGGTATGGTTACGCCCTAGTGGGTTATGTGAATGAAACTGAGTATAGTTACATTGTTCGTACTGAAGATTTAGGAGTAGAACACAGTATTGTGGTGATTGGGGTTTCAGCTACAGGTAAAAAGAAAAATATGGCCAGCGTCACAGGTGTAACTGCAACACCCGTTAGTAAGTCAACCCCACCTTCGGATATAATTAGCTTTGACTTGAATATTACAGGGGAGGTACTTCAATTTGATTGGATTCGACCGAGTGATTGTGACATTGACCAGTATTTGATTAGGTATAGTCCTCAGTTGTCAGCAACGTGGGAAACATCAATACCCCTTCTTAGGTTAGATCGAAACGTAAGTATGGCCACAACTCAGGCACGTACAGGCTCATATTACATAAAAGCAATTGATTGGAACGGAAATGAATCTCAAAATGCTTTGATGGGAATAACTTCAATCCCAGAACTCTTTAACCTGAATTTGATTGACATTACCAACGACTTCCCAACATTACCTGGAACTCTAGACCGAGTTGTTACGGATGGGGCCTCAATAATGCTAACACAAACAGGAGTTAATCAATATGAATCCGAGGGATATTATTATTTTGCTAATTTTCTTGATTTGGGCGACATATACACTGTCAGACTACAATCTTTAATTGAGGTTGAAGGCTACACTGAATCAGATATGATGGGAAATTGGGACACACTCGCGGATGTTGCGGCGTTATCTAACAGCGGAGCTAGTCAATGGGAGGTTGAGGCGCAGTATCGATCGACAGATAGTTTTATCACGATGTCGTCGTGGACAACATTGAGTGACGTTAATCCACTATCTTCGGGCGTAAGTGATATTTGGACATCTTGGAGAAAATTTACTCTGGGAGATTTTACTGGAAGAGTATTTCAATTCCGTCTACGCCTAGTGTCAAATGTTCCTAGTGTTACACCTAGGGTTTTTGACGGCGTTATTAGAGCAGATATGCCGGATAGAATCGAGTCGGCGGGTAATTTAACTACTCCGGTATCGGGTGGCCTTGTGGTGTCTTATGATTATGCCTTTACTGGCCCCACACCCTCACCAGTTATACAAATAACGCAGGACAACGCTAGCAATGGTGACTACTTTAAGATAACAGACAAAACGCTTGAAGGATTTACGATAACCTTCTACGATATAGGTGATAATGAAGTATCTAGAACCTTTGATTATATGGCCAAGGGTTGGGGTAGAAGAAATACAGTAGTACTTTAAGGAGACTAAACATGAGTCAGTATATTTTTCCAGATATAAATCCCGCCACGACTTCAGGAAACCAGTTGGCCACCATACTAAACGACTTTAAGGATGCGATAGCTAGTGGGTTTACTGGAACTTCAAGGCCCAGCAATATCCAAGCTGGAGGTTACTGGATTGATACAACCAATGATGGGATAGGTTTTTGGGATTTTAACCTTTATACAGGGTCAAGTGATATCACAGTTTTCACTTTAAATAAGAATACAGGAGTGGCAACAATCTCCGCTACTGATAGCATGTTTGAAATTATAAAAACTAGTGATGATGCTGTTGCCCCCATATTTAATTTAATAAAAGCTAGAATAGCCAACGGCGGTCAAGTTGTAACTGGTGACGTTTTGGGTGAAATTAATTTTACTGGAACTACCGACGGAAGTTTAGAGGAAGTTCAAGCTAGATTACGAGTAATTTCTACTGATGATGTTACTAGTTCAGTACATGGGGCCAATTTAAGATATTACACAACTGCAACAGGTTCATCAGCACTTGTTGAAGTTTTAACAGTGATGAATGACGGAAAAGTGGGGTTGGGGATTGCAGCACCAACAGAAGTTTTGGATGTAGTTGGAAATGTAAAGGCCACAACTTTTAAAGGTGCAGTACAGGCAACAACCATTACGGCAAGTGACACTACGGAATCTACAAGCACAACCACTGGCTCAGTGATACTTGAGGGTGGAGTCGCTGTAAAGAAGAATGTTAATGTTGGTGGAGAAGTAACTACTGCCACAAGTTTAACAGTAAATAAGGGCGGGGATAATGCTGCATCTGAAGGTAAAGGCATAGTTATTGACCGCACTGGGACTAAAGGGTCAATCATTTATAAGGCCGCCTCAGCTACTAAAATTGCTTTCGGGGATTTAGGGGGTGAGTTCAACGCTGTTGGAGAAAACGCAACACAAGTATTAACAAATAAGGATGTAGACGGAGGGACGGCCTCAAATGCGAATAGAATTACGATACCTAAAAATACAAAAACAAACCTAGAGGGCCTAACACGGAAAGAAGCAACAGTTGTATACGCGACAGATGAGCAAACATTCTATGGGGACGATGGTAGTCAACTTGTTGCAATTGGGAGTGGGGGGAGTGGCACTCTTGATACATTTCACTCAGAAAATTTTGAGAAGTTTTCAACAGGGGATATTCTAGAAACAGGTAACAATGCTACATTTGGGGGTGGGGGGACTTTAAGTTCCGGCTCCTCTGCTACGATTGATAGTAGCGCGACAATAAACGGTGTGAAAAGTATAAAGTACACGTGCGCTACAGCAGACACGACAAACGACTACGTGGAAATAGATGTAATTGATTTAAAGCCGGCCCAACAAGGCAGATACATTTACGTCAAGATAAAAGCTAAGAATGGACTAGGCACAGCTCCCGAGTTTGTAGTGTTTGATAAAACGAATACAGCAGTATTAACAAGTGCATTAGATGTAATAACCGCTGTAGATACAATTAAATCTTATGAGTATGCTGTCTATATACCAGCCACCTGTGCCCAAATTAGTTATGGTATTCATGTTAAGGCAGACGCAACTGATTCAACAAGTCTCTACATAGACGACATCGAGTTTACCACTGCTCAACCGATTAGTAATATTTATGAAAACACTGAATGGACATCGTGGACACCGACCGGAAGCTGGTCAACCAACACCACATATGCAGGAATGAGAAGAAGGGTTGGTGACAGTATAGAATTAGATATTACAATCTCGTTAGCTGGCGCTCCAACATCAGCAACACTAACAGTAAATATGCCAACCGGATTGGTAATAGATACTTCAAAAATTTCACATACAACCCTAGCCAACTACAACATTGTTGGTGAAACGACTATTTTCGACAGCGGTACAAATTCTAGAACCTCTGCCCCTTTAACGTTCTTAAGTAC